CGCCGGGGGCCAACTTCTTTGAAAGGATTCTACAATGGCTCTCCCCAATGGCGGCGGTGGTTATCAGGTCGGCGACGGCAACCTGGCAGAACCGCTCATCGACGCGATCCCGCTTCCGGTTTCCATCACGGCGGCTGCTACGCTTACCCCCGCTCAGGTGGTGAACGGCGTGATCTTGGCCAACAGCGGCGTTACCACCACGCAGACCTACACGCTGCCGACCGTGGCGCTGCTGGAAGCAACTCTGACCAACTCGGACAAGGTCGGCACGTCCTTCATGTTCCGCGTGGTCAACCTCGGTACGTCGTCCGGTACTGCGGTTATCGCCGCTGGCACCGGCTGGACGATTTCGGGTTCGCTGACCATGACCATCCCGGTCACGACCGGCGCCGTCATGCTCGCCCGCAAGTCGGACGTTGGCGCTTGGACGCTGTATCGCGTCGGTTAATAGAGGTCAGCCCTGGCCTTCGGGCCGGGGCTACCTTTTAGGAGAAAGACAATGGCTAACACCAAATCCATCGGCGTTGCCTACAGCGATCAGGACATCGTCGGCGCGCAGTATCTTCTGAGCGACGAACAACTCGGCTACACCGCCGCTGCACAAGGCTCTGTCACGCAGTTGACCAGCAAAAGCACGGCGGTGACTCTGAACTCGTCGGCTGGCCGCATTACCATGAACGGTGCGGCTCTCGCAGGCAGCACTGCCGAGACGTTTACGCTAAACAACACCCTGATTTCGACCAACGACGTTCTGATTGTCAATGTTTCGGCAGGTGGAACTGCGGCTGCTTACACAACGTATATCTCCAGCATGTCGGCGGGTTCGGCTGCTGTCACGCTGCGAAACATGACGGCGGGTTCGCTGTCGGAAGCAGTTGTGATCAACTTTGCGCTGATCCACTGCGCCTAACAGAGTGGGCGGCCTTCGGGCCGCCCATTTTACGGAGTTTCTATGTCCGTTATCTACATGGTTCACCCGACGCACGGCGCAAAAGTGGCGATCTCCGACGCTGAAGCGATTTTGGATGCAATGGATGGCTGGGAACGCTATGATGTGATTACATCATCCGTGGTGACGGACGACGACGAGGATGAGATCGTCAACGAGATGGCAACACCAAAACGGCGCGGGCGGAAACGCAACGTCGTACAAGATGTTTCGGAGTAAACCCTCATGTCTAACGCATCCGCTCAGAGCATTATCTACAAGTCGCTCCGCCTTCTAGGTGTGCTGGCTTCAGGCGAAGCGCCCACGGCTGCGGAAGCGCAGGATTCGCTGTACAGCTTGAACTCGATCATCGACTCGTTCGCGGCAAACCCGCAATATTACTACACAAATTTGGCCGAAACATTTTCGACGCGCTCGTCGCAGTCGAGTTACGCCATCGGCAATTCGATCATGTCGATTGCCACGCTTACCAGCGTCACCACCACCGCGACCGCTACTACGGCACAGCCGCACGGTCTGGCTACAGGTAACTTCGTGACTGTAAGCGGCGCTTCGCCGGCGGGCTACAACGTCACGGCTGCGGTTACCGTGACCGGCGCGCAAACCTTCACCTACACGATTGTGTCGGTTTCCGGCGTAGCTGGCACAGGCACGATGGTGTTCGCCAACGCCGACTTCAACACGTTGCGCCCGATCCGCGTTGTCGGCGCGTTCATCCGTACCGGCTCTGGCGCGACTGCGATAGACTCACCCATAGGTATCGTCACTGAGCAGTTTTGGAACAACATCGCCGACAAATCTGCTACGGCTGCTATTGCGACCACGCTGATGTACCGCCCAACTTATCCGTTCGGGCAGGTCATTCTGTACCCTACGCCCTCTGGTGTAACGTCGCTGTTCCTCAAGACGGAACGCACTCTAAACACATATGCGTCGCTGACCGATGTTGAGTTTATACCGCCAGGCTATCAGCGTCTGCTCGAACTGTCGCTGGCCGTGGAACTGGCGCCGGAATACGGTTCACGCGCCGCGCCTGAAACGGTTGCTTACATCAAGTCGAGCCTTGCCGACATCATGCGGACTAACATGCAGAAGCTGTCGTCGTCCAAGATCGGGGCTATCCCGAACCCCAACGTGTTTGCCGTCGAGGCTGGCATGGCGCAGACTGGATATTCTGCTGGGTTCAACGGCCCTTCAGGGGGGTAAGCTGTGACAACTGTCCGTGAACTGCTGAACGACACGCACAGGTTGTTGAACCTGACCGCTTCGGGCAACGTCGTGCCTGAAGTCAACTACCAGGACAATCTACGCACCCTGAACCAGATGCTTGATAGTTGGAACACCGAAAGGCTTTCGGTGTTCTCGACGCAGGATCAGGTCTTCACGTGGCCTGCGGGCGTGCTGTCACGCACGCTGGGGCCGACCGGCGACTTTAGCGGCAACCGCCCGGTGCTGCTGGACGACAGCACATACTTCCGCGACGCCAGCACCGGCATCAGCTACGGCATCAAATTCATCAACCAGCAGCAGTACAACGGCATCGCGGTCAAGACCGTGACCTCGACCTTCCCGCAAGTGATTTTCATCAACAACACGTTCCCCGACATTGAAATGTTCATCTACCCGCGGCCCACCCGCGCGTTGGAATGGCACTTCATCTCTGTCGAGGAACTGACTGAACCCGCCACGCTTACGACCGTGCTGTCGTTTCCGCCGGGCTATCTGCGAGCGTTCCGCTACAATCTGGCTTGTGAACTGGCGCCAGAGTTTGGCATCGAACCGTTGCCGCAGGTGCAGCGGATCGCCATGACCAGCAAGCGCAACCTGAAGCGCATCAACAACCCTGACGACATCATGTCCATGCCGTACAGCCTTGTGGCAACGCGCCAGCGGTTCAACATCTTCGCGGGTAATTACTGATGCACTCGCCGATCCTTGGGTCGGCGTATGTCGCTCGCAGCGTCAACGCCGCCAACAATCGAATGGTCAATCTCTTTCCTGAGATTGTGAACGAAGGCGGCCAGATGCCCGCGTTCCTCAACCGCGCGCCTGGGCTGAAATTCCAGCAGACCGTTGGTTCCGGGCCGATCCGGGGGCTGTGGGCGCACCAGACGCAGGGCGCAAACTTCTACGTCGTGTCAGGCAGCGAGGTCTACAAACTGGCCTCGCTGACCGGCACGCCGGTGCTGCTGGGGTCAGTCACCGGCACCGGGCCGGTGTCCATCGCCGACAACGGCGACCAGATCATCTTCGCGTGCAACCCGGACGCCTTCGTATACACCGAATCCACCAACACGTTTGTGCAAGTCACCGATCCTGACTTCCCAGGCGCGGTGACGGTCGGGTATCTTGACGGCTACTTCGTGTTCAACCCGCCTGACAGCCAGCGCCTGTACGTCACCAGCTTGCTGGACGGCACGCAGATCGACCCGCT